TGGCCGCTTACTTTGAAGGCGCCCCGTTTGCAAAAGAGACCATGGAGGCTTGTATGGAGGAAGCCTCCTCTACCGGGGTAATAACCACCATATTAGGTCGACGGTCTAGGTTCGATACTTGGGAACCAAAAAAATGGACCGACACCAGGCCCCCACTTCCTTACGATAAGGCCGTACTCCAATACGGTAACATTAAAAGGGCTTATACCCATAAGGCCCTGAACCGCAAGTTGCAAGGGAGCGCCGCGGACCTTATGAAAAAAGCTATGAAACAGTGTTGGGATGACGGGATTTTCGCAGAAACAGGGGTTCCAAGATTAACAGTTCATGACGAGCTCGATTTTAGTGATCCGGGTGGAAAGGACGAGGCTTTCGCAGAGATGCAGCATATTATGGAGACGGCCCTTCCTATGCTTATTCCAATTAAGACCGATTATGAACTCGGCACTAACTGGGGAAATACCAAACTGGTCAGACCTCATCAAATAGGGCTGTAACTTGAGTTCTAGTGATCGCATTATTATAAATCTTAATACGGCCCAACTCCGCATCCAGCCAACTTTCTGACCCAGACTTATTATATTTTCCAAATCGACAAGTCAGGGTTTGGGCATCCACATTTGTTATCGCTAGGTCATGCACTACTTTCACATTATCCTTATAAAAGGACATTTTTGCAGTCTCAACAACCATTACATAATGATGAAAGACACTATCTACTTCAGCCGCTATAGCTAAATCGTGTACATGATCAACACCGGCCCCAGTCTCCGTGAAGTATTCAAAATCCCCATCTGCACCTATTCTCAAAGTGTTTGAATTATCTGCTGCAACATCCGTTGGACCATTAATTGAGAATATAGTTTCCTCAGCAGCAATAGCGGTGGGGTGCTTCATCCAAAAAGAAACACTGAAATCTAATTCGGCAAAAAGCTCAACCAGAAATGTAATCTCTGAGCTGGTTCCATTAAATACCAAGGATTCATCTGTGCCCCATGTATCCAATGTGATATTAACTAGGGTTCCATCATCCGAGCCTGTGTCATCCGTCAATACGGAGCCTACAACACTGCTACCTAAATAGGTATGGGTTAACGCGCCACCTGTATCCGCGTTATATTCAAATATGTGCTCATAGTCTTCTATTGCCTTTCCATCAACACTATCGATGGTTTTTATTATTATTTGCATTAAATAATTTTTTTCAGTATCCAAATATGAATCTGTAATTCCAGTTATTAAGGTTGTTGATTGGCGCAATGTCGTTGTTTCGTAATTCCAAAACTCTACTGTATAAGTAACATTGGTTGGCCTAGTTGGGCCGGCCCCATCCGTAAAAGAGCGTATCATTGGCTCCAGTATATCCCTATGAACCCAAAATAAACTTACAGTTCCGGATGCCGCCTCTCTATACAATACACTATCAATGTTTACATTTCCAGCTGGTAGTGGCTTTGTCTCTGACCCTTGATACCCAACTACTATATTTGGCGCCGATACACTATCCAGCACACCATTAGATGTTCTTGGTCTTAGTTCAAAGGCTTCAGTACTGCCTGTGAACCCAAAAATATTCGGTGGAGATGAGAACTCATTGGCGAACCATACCCTATCACCAACGGAGAACTTTTTAGGAAGGCTATGCATAATTCCATGATTAACCCCTGTCAAGGTCGATATTCCTGTATTAATATCATAAGAAACATCGGTAAACCATATTATGGCGATACCGTCTGCTGTATCAATATAGACCAAGTTTTTACCTGATCTATCAAGTTCAATTGTCGCGTCTGAAACAGGTGGGTATTCTGATACGTCCACGAATCCGTTTATTGATATTGATATATCCAGTAAATTTGAATTTGCGGCAATTGTTCTAAGTTGTGAAAAAGGGAATTCTTCAATAAATTCCGCACTGCCACTAAGACTATAAAGGTGGCAATCTATGCTAGTGCTAGGATCAACTGCGCAAACTGAAATCATGGAGGCAGTTGATCCATTTAGTAAAAAATAAGGAACTTCAACTATTAATTTATCAACTACAGCTACAGGATCAGTCACATAGTTTACATGTTGAACATTTGGTGTTGTAAATACAGCCCTACCATAATCAAATGTTTCTTCTATCCATTTTATTTTTATCAGACCATTTACGTCAGTCCCTTTCTCATGCTCTATAACCCTAATGGGCAAAGAGGAGCTGCCCACCGGGCTATATGAAACCAGAATTGTATCACCAGGGGCGTACCTCCAAGCCGCTCTACTAGCATGAAGGACGCCGCGCCGCCTTGATCTAGTGTGTTTTAGGGATTCCCTGCTATTTATTTTTTGGGCGTTTGTTGCTGTGCCAGCCCCTGGATGGGACTGTGACACAGTTATGGGCCTGCCAATTGACTGCCGAACAGCCGCATTTACTGTTGATAATTTTATTGTTTTAAAATTCGCTCCAATATCCACATATTCAGTTGTGACCCTTGATGCAACATTAGATAGAGAGTTGGCCTGTATTTCAAAAAAGACAATATGCGCATCAGTTAGGTGTGGCACACCACCAAGGTCGCCTGGATCACGAATTAATTTGTAAACAATTTTTCCATCAGTGTCTCTGAATCTCACACCATCGACTAGGGCCAATATCTCACGCTCAATTTCCAAAGCGGTGGCGCTATACCATACCCTAGCAATCCCCAGACCTTCACTGTATAAAGTAGCACCCATTGAAGTTAATGCATCCAAATCCAATGGTGCTGTTGACTCCAATCCCCATGTATTATTTTTCGCTAACTCATGCAATATATAAGCGGGATTGGCTAAATCACCTATCTTGTGATCACCATTTGACAGTGGGTCAGGATAATGCCCGCAAACAAAAGAGGCGGGTTTATATGTATGAGAATTACCCCATAGAAAACCACTTGTGCCGTTTGTGAAAATTACTCTTGCCAAATTTGGGTAGCCGGGCTGGTCTCTACCAGTTATCGATTCCATAGTATTGGATATGAACCCGGCGCTATCGCCCGGTATAAACTCCGCGTTCCCGTAAACACCTCCTTCTGCTTTTCTGTCACCAAATAGTGATTGCTTTTCAATTAAAATGGTGGCCTGAGTGGTTAGATTTCCGGCCCACCCAGAATAATTACCAAATCTAATCTCGTAAAGTTCCAGTGGCCCAAAGGCAATGGCCATCTCAATAGTTTGGTAAAACTGATACCCAGTTACTTGAGAGCTTCCAAATAGGCCGCCGCCACCTTGTTTTATGGCGTTTGTTAAATACTCACTAGCGTCTAGGACATTTGGCCCATCAACAATAAATTTACCAACACCGAAAGGTATTTTTCTTGATTGTGAAACTGTTGGGAGCTTTGGGTTTCCAGCTTCTGGCGGGGATACTTTTGGCTTATATAAAAAAGCGGCTAGTATTAATAAAAAGAACAATACATATATGGCTTCCATTAATATTCACCGCGTATATCATCAGAAAACGGGTTTACCTTATCCGCGTTTGGGGCACCGAGGAATTTAAGGCTATTGTCACCAAACAAAGTCGGGTCTTTGCACCTAGCGAATTCACCTTTACAAGACGGCACAATGGTAATACTTGCCCCAATAGCTAGACTTTGTAATGGCCTATCCACTTCAATAGTTGTATTGGGTGTGACCTCCAGTATCATAGAGCGCTCTAGTCCATATTTTCCAGATATTTCAATGTATCCACCGGTGAAGTGAGCTGCATCCAGGGAAACTAAATTCACATTTGTTTGAATTACTAGGCCAGTTATGGCAATAATGGTCCCAGATACGTTAAACAACCCTGGATTCAGCCCACAGCTTAAATCATATTGCGTCCATTGGCAGTCTATCCCAAAGCTGGGTGCCATAGCTTCTCTCCCAAAATCTTTATCAAGGGGAGCAAAAGTTAGTTCTGTCAAGCCAGACTTATTATAGTTAGTTCCAAATCCTGTTTTATAATTTATATAAACACCGGCCCATTCATTGATCACTTCCAAATCGGGGTCATCACGCTCCACCGCGAAAATAGCCAAGCTAATTTCTGAAGTTGGGATGTATTCAATTAAATATTGGGCAATCTCATGGAGAAGCGACAATGTAAGCACAACATTATTGCGGTCATCATTACCAGAATTGCTGATTTTTGAGCTTCCTATTCCAACTTCAGGTGTATATGTTTTGGCCGCAATGGTTATTTCAGAACCAGAAGACGTATATCTCCAAATTGAACTGCCAAACGTGAGTTCATAAAGGAAAACGATATTGGAATTTTCTACCGTTTTATGGTAATCATCAAACATTAATCACCTGAATTTTTGATTTTGAAAGATTATGATTTTCATAGGTTATGGAAACCTTATCACTGGCTTGACGAAATAAATCAAAACGGCTAATCATTTTTATCTCAGATAGTGATACAGCCCTACCCACCGTGGCATCTAAATTCAATCTGGTGTACAGACCCTGCCCTGACGTGGATAAAACACCTCGCCGAATTAACGTACCATCCTTTAATTCAATTTGAATATCGAAAGGAGCTGTGCTTTCAGACTTAGTTACATCCACAAATTGATCGGTATCAACTATTGCCACTTCGAGATTAAAATCATTTTGATAGGTGGCTTTGTAAAAAGCTCTTCTTTTACCATACCGGTCATGGAACCACTGCTTCATAGCATATCTATCTTGGGCATTATTCTTTGCGTACTGGTGTGCAATTAGGTCCCTGCTTCTGTCCTCGGTAGGAAGCATTAACACCTTACCAATACCGTTATCGATTCTTCCAACTTTTTGGTCAATATTTATTTTTAGTGTTGAGTCTACGATCGAGCGATCAACAAGAACATCAACACCTTTATATTGTTCATATGTGCCAGATATGGGCCTAACTTGATCATATAATTCAAATTCAATACGGGCATCATAAGTATTGTTTTTTCGTAAGTGGATATCAGCTTTAATTATATACCCAGAAAAGGTTGGAACAATTATTGGCTTGGCATAAGTGTTAACCGTTGGGGATTTTAAATCCAAAGAGCCAGCATTTACTGTTTCAATTTGGACTATTTCACTACCCCCCCCATCATCATATATAAATATAAGCCCATCTGCTATAAACTCAGAGGCTGTGGTATCAACAGGGATATTTGAAACAGGTGCTGAAATTTCACCTACATAATACTGATCCCAAGCGCACTGAACTGTGAATAAATTAGATTGATTTTTTATTCTATTATGAAATTCTTCTTTTTCAACACCAAGTAAGAAAAATTCAGAGGTAATGCTTCGCCTTGGTGCCTCCATAAGCCCCCGTCTTGTCTCAAGGGAATAGGCTGCTATGGTGTCAGTTTTCCACTCCAGCACTTCAACCATTTTCCCAACGGGTTTATTTGGTAATAGTATCACCCTAACGCCGGTTACTTGTAATGTTGCAGGGGTTGGAAAATCCCAAGTGTGATATACTTCGAAGATGGCTAGTCCAGTCGACGCTGCCTCCAGCGTATATGGCACAAGCTCTATCGCCCTGATATCTCCAGAGGTGACACCAACAACATCTGTTCCAGCGTCGACTGACTCAGTGATGCCGGTAAAAGACTGGGGGCTAAAATGGGCATTCCATACGTGAAAGCTTTCTGAGGCTGTTACAAATGCCCCAAGATCAAAAGACCTAGGTATTACGTATATTCTATGATAAAAATCATCAGAAGGAGCTTTTGACAAATAGGGGTCGGAAAAACAACGTGGGATGAACCTCCTTTTCTTTACCTTTGATTGCTCAGTATAAACTATATTGTCTGACACAATGAATTGCACTGGTGGCATTAGGTCATTTGCGAATCCATTAAGGGATTGAACAATACCTGGTTGGAACTCTTTACCAATTGGGCTCTTATTGTGGAAGGCTTCGAAGTCCGCCACAATTAAGGTCCATCATATCTTACAGCGAAACCTATTTGCCCGCTATGATCGCCAGTACCGTTTTCTGTCGTTGCTTCCTTTTTAAAGGCCGGGTAGCACTTCCACTGATCTGTTCCGTCATCAATAACTTCTCCGGGTGCTATATTTTTTATATTTATCAAGCGTATATTCTCAATATCCCCAATCTTTATTCTGTTACCACTTGGTGGTCTCCCGAATAAAGAAATGGGCACAAGTGCGGCGTTTCCATTGTATGCTTGTTGTGAATATTCACCGAGAAGGTGTGTTAATTTTGTCGAATACAACATGTGATTTAAATAGCTTGCGTTTGCATATCTCGTACCGGCGTATATCCCATTTGTGAAATTTCTATAGCCAGTTATCCACCAATCGAAGCCCATTAAATCAGCCCAAATCTGGGTTGCAGATGGGTAGTCCGCTTGAGGCC